ATCAGGCTGATGCGGTTGCCTTCCTCGTCTTCCAGTTCCATGCCCTTTAAAAACTCACGGGTACGGCGTTTCTGTTCCCGCCATTCTGAAACCGTCATTCTGCTGGCGTAGGGGGTGTGCTTTTTGCTGACGTTAGCCAGGGCAATCTGCAGGTGTTCCCGCCATGAAGAAGCCACACGGCGCAGTCTCCCCGTCCACCATTTTTCAGTCTGCATACGCAGCACTGCGGGCGTGGCCTCTTCGGGATCAAAGAAACGGGACGTCACCTTATCCCACAGTGGCGGCGTCTGATTAAATTCACGGGTGATGGCCGCCGCTGTCATGTAAACGCGGTGCGTGTATTTATAATCTGACTCATCAGTTGCCTGCGCGTGTGCCTGTACCAACTCGGCCAGAATGAAGCTGGCAATATCACCGGCCAGCAAATCCACATCGGCGCGCGACATATCGGCCAGACGGTTAAAGCGCTTCATCAGCTCCCACAACTGGCCGCCGGCACGCGCTGCACCATTCTCTTTCGGGGCGTTCTGTATCAGCAGGTTAAAGGTGCTGGCGTCCATATTCTTAACCCGGTATTGATCATTTACGCATTCAACGCGCGGCAATGTGCGCTCGACGAAAGTTTTCGTTAAGTACGTATTGGCGCGTGCAATGCCCTGTGATTTTTCCAGCTCGTTGACGCGGCGCTTAACGTCAATCTGGATCAGCGTCGGCTGCTGCTCAAGCAACTCCTGCGCACGCACTAAAGCCGCAATCATCTGACTGCGGCTGTGCATTTCCTCATAGGTGGGGTAAGGGCTTGAAATCGCCAGGCGGGGCTTGTTCCACTCATACGCCCACTGGCTAACGTTATCCTGATGGCTCATACTTCAAAAGCCAGTTGCGGCGTAAATAAATCCTTTTCCGCATCGTAGTTAAGGGAGCTGGCGCTGTTCATTGACTCAATGCGCTCTACAAGTACAGAGGCCCTTGTTTCTTTACTGGCAGGCGCATACGGGCTTTTATTCCAGTATTTATCTATGCCGATATTGCGCGCCACGTTTGTACTGTCGGCAGATGAGAGTGGGATACGTTTAAACAGGTCTTTGTTCAGCATACGCAGCCCGTGCAACTTCGTTATCGGGTAGCCGTTTTCGTCAACAACATGGCGAATGAGATCACGGAGTCGCGCGGCACAGTCTTTCGGCCTGCGGGCGTCATACTCACCCATCGAACCAATAGCAACCCTTGGATATTCATGGCAGAGGCGGATAAAACGATCATCTGGTTCGTTCATGTGCCAGACCGGAACGCCCGTGACTTTGCCATGAGGCCATTCGGCTATAAGCGCGTCGTTCTCTGCGCTGTTTCCTCCAATTACGTCGGGAATAATGGCAAATGAAAACCGTGGATGATTCGCCCAACGAGAAACGAAGTCATAATATTGACTCCAACTCACTACACGATTTTTTGTCCAAAAGCTGAATGCGCCATTATCAAGTGCAAAGCTTTGGCAGATCTCGCTGGCCAGCGGTAACTGGCCAGGGTTAGCAAAGCTGATAAAAGCATGGCGTGATTTCCATGCTTTCAGTGCGCACGTATCAGGCGTTATTGGCCCGCCGTGAAAATGAATCATGCCATCACCTCTCCAGCTGCAGGATCGAAACCAATCCAAACAACAGGACGGCGCACTGCGATAATTTCTGCCGCGCTTTTGCCGTCACCTGCAGCCACACCAACCGCGCGGGCTGCCCTGATGCTGGTCAGCTCGTAGGCATTAAAAAGCGAGCGCGTAAATTCGGTATCGCTGTTTGAAGCAATGACCGGGCAGCGCTCTGACACGCTGGTTAACATGGTGGCTAAGTCCTGCTGAGCGGCCTTATCAAATCCACCTGCGTGGTAGTCGCTAAACGTGCCGTCATAGGGAGGATCGCAATAAATCACGTCGTCGGTCTGAATCATGCTTAGCGTCTCGCGGAAATCAGCACATACAAATGTTGCACGGTGAGCTTTTACTGCGAATGTTTCGATTTCTTCCAGGGGGAAATAGGGTTCAGAATAGTTTCCGTAGGGGATATTAAATTCACTCTTACGGTTATAACGGCAAAGGCCGCGGTAGCCATGGCGGTTCAGGTAAAGGAAGTGTGCGGCACGCTCAAGCAAAGGCAAGGCTGGGTCATGATTAAACGCTTCGCGGATGCGGTAATAATCCTCTGCCGTTTTGTTTTGGGTAAACAGGCTCATCGCCAACACAATAAACGGGCGCGTGTGTTCTTTAATCTGGCGATAAAGATTAATCAGGTCGGGATTAACGTCAGCCACTAAATAAGCCGGGTAATTCGTAGCCATCATAACGGCGCAGGAACCGGCGAACGGCTCAACGAGGCGCTGCCCCTGCGGCAGATGATTAAGCAGCTCAGGCATGAGGCGGGTTTTGTTGCCCGCCCACTTGAGGATCGTACTCATATAGCACCGCCTTTGTAGTGGGCGCTTTTCAGCTCGATGATTTCCTGACAGGCGACGCAGTGTGTGACTCCCTGCACGGCACGGCGACGAGCCGCCGGTATCGCCTCATCGCAGGCCTGGCAAAAGAACTCACCAGCCCCGGCGGGCTGGCGACGTGCGTTGGCGAGATTGCGCTGCAGTTCTTCCTCAACGCGTGCCTGGACTAAATCCATTGAATCGGCCATTAGTGCAGCTCCCGCGCCTGATGCTCAAAACGCTCTGCCTCTTTATCCAGCAGCTCAATGATTTCCGGCGCGGTCATTTCGTGCTTGCGGGCATGGATGACCAGCGCCGCAATGCGGATTGACACGGCCAGCGCATCATCGCTGCGCTGCTCTGTTTTGGCCTTGCTCAGCAGTGCATTAAGCGTGTCTGCATCGGCTTCAAAATTACGGGTTTCGGTATTTCTCATCGTTCAGCTCTCTAGGTTCAGGGCAAAGGAATGCCCGGCGGGTTTACGCCATTAATTTTTTGAGTCTTATTTACTCAGGTAAAAAACAGTCTGCGGTAGAAAACTGTCGGGGCAGAATCTTTCCCCAGCGCGCCATTTTATTCATCGCCATGATGATTAATTCGCGGCGGAATTCGTCGAAGTATTCAAACGGCTTGCCGATTTCCTCCTGCGTAAAGGTTTTAGGATTTTCGCGGTTAGCCAGGGTTAACACGCAAAATTTAAACTCGTCATTCTGACGGTTGAAATAACACAGCGACGGGTTAGCGTTATTGTCACGCTGCTGCCGCCAGCTTTTCCGAAACTCATCAAACGACATTGAACTAACAGCATCAGCACGATTGCCCGTTGAATAAGTTTTGGCAAAAGATGCCGGGCCTTGCTGTGCGGTTGTGTTGCCTGTTGATCGCTGCATATTACCCCCTGAATAAACGCGCCAAAAAACCGGCGGGTTTGCGTTTGCTGGTCAGCCCCTTTAAAAGTTGCTTTTGGCTGTTGCACGGATGCCAGGGCTTGCCGTTCTCACCCATGATCCAGCCGTTGCCGTAAGCTACGGACGGGCTTTGACGCTTAAGGCGCGATGCCAATGAAATCATTATCAGTCCCTCAGCTCAGGCCAATGGATGCGCCGAGGCCGCTGATAGCGTCAACAGTAGAGGCCATCGTGGGATTAGAATGAATGCGGGTCTGCACAGCGATTGCCGCGAGCGTCAGACAGCGAATGCCGGTGTTGACGCTCTGCAAAAGACTGCGACGGCATGACGTGCTCAACGCATCGTGACGCATCGCACCGGCTGCTAGCTGCCCTACCTCTGCTGTCGCCTTCAAAACGTAAGCTGTCAGCTTTTCTTCGGCGTGTTCGTTCATCGGTACACAAGGCAAACAATTTAGCTGCGCCAGCGCACCATCCATTAAGGTTGGATCTTCGGTCAGGTCGGTGAGTAAAAGCATTTCCGCAACGGTCACCAGGTGCGGCTGCTCAGGGTTCAGCTTATTGCGCAGGGTCTGCACGTTCATACCTGCAGCCTGTGCCAGCTCTTTCATATTGTGCGACAGGGCGAATCTACGGCAAGCCTCGTCAAAGTGATTATGTGTGGACACACGAAAATCAAACATGATTAATCCCTTTCTATATCCCAATATGGATACATCAACCCTGCATTGTGATTTCGCAGCCAGAAGCGGCTTCGATAGTGAGAGCAACCATGTTGATTTCGATGAGCCCGTTTAAGCCCTCCTTCTTCCTGATGGGTAAACGGTTCTCGCGGTACATCTGACGAACGGTGCCCTCCTTGTAACCAGTGCGGCGGCAGAACTCTTCGACAGTAATGTACGGTTCTGAAATCACGAGATTGATTGAAGGGCGCATTGAAAGTTTACGGGTCATGATGCACTATCCTCTGTTGAGTTCTAGCCAACTCTATTTATCTCTATTAAACACACCTCGTTACGACGAGTGAATACTAGGATCCCAAATTGGAAAGGTCAACAAAAGATTTTACGAGTCGTAAAGCACCAACTCTGCCAGAGGGGGGTAAAGAACCTGTCGAACGCATAGTTAAAGCGTATGGGCTTGCATCAAGACAAGCGCTATGCCGTCACCTAAACGTGTCTCAGAGCACGATGGCTAACCGTATAATGCGCGGGAACTTTCCTGCTGATTGGGTGCTAATTTGCTCAATGGAAACGGGTGCCTCTCTGGAATGGCTGACTTATGGCACAGGCAATCCAAACATCACAGATCAAGTAAATACGTCTACAAAAATCGAACTAAAAAAAATCACAAATGGGATTTTTTCATCATCTAATTGGGTTGAATATGATGCTCAGCTCTTACCAAGTGATGTTAAAGCCCCTTTGATAGTGGATTTCGAGAAACAGAATTACTTAGTTGATATGACCGTCGCAGAGATCACCGACGGTCTGTGGCTCATTGAAATTGATAAGCTCATTAGTGTTAAAGAGTTGTATCGTTTTCCCGGCGGCCGTATTCGCGTTGAGAATGGGAAAGCCTCCTTCGAATGCAAAGCTGACGACATCAAGGTTTTAGGCAAAGTCGTTGCCCGCACTGAGTACCTTTAAAGGCACAGCATGGCGATTAACAAATTATCCAATGGGAAGTGGCAGGTACAAGTTTTCCCAAATGGCCGAGACGGCAAAAGGATTCGCCGCCAGTTTGCAACGAAGGGCGAAGCACAATCCTACGAGAAGTTCGTAAAAGAACAGGCTCAAGATAAGCCCTGGCTGGGAGAAAAAGCAGATAAGCGGCGGGTAATTGAGTTGGTTGAATTGTGGTTCAACACGCACGGCATCACGTTAGCGGACGGAGAGAAGCGACGAACCACTATGGCGTTCGCATGCGAGGCAATGGGAAACCCATTCGCCACCGAGTTTAATGCAAAAATATTTGCCTCTTATCGTGAACAGCGATTAAGCGGCAAAATTACCCGATCCAACCGAGTGAAGACTGTTACGCCTCGTACAGTAAATTTAGAGCTGGCGTATTTCAGGGCGATGTTTAACGAACTGCGCCGATTGGATGAATGGACCGCGCCAAATCCGCTTGAGAATGTGCGCGAGTTTAAAATCAGTGAGTCAGAGATGTCATATCTCACCATTGAAGAGATTCGCACGTTACTCGCCGAATGTGAGAACAGCCGCTCCAAAGATTTGACTTCCATTGTGAAAATCTGCCTAGCTACTGGCGCACGCTGGAGTGAGGCCGAAGGCTTAAAAGGAAACCAAATCCGCGGCGGTCAGATCATATATGTGAAAACTAAGGGCAAGAAAAACCGCGCGGTACCAATAACTAAAAAATTACAGGCTGAACTGCCATCAAGCAAGAAAGCGCAATTACTCTTTAAACCTTGTTACTCAGCCTTTAGGAAGGCCATACAGCGCGCCGGTATCGAGACACCTGCCGGGCAATTGACGCATGTTTTACGCCATACTTTTGCGTCTCATTTTATGATGAATGGCGGCAATATTCTTGTGCTGCAGAGAATTTTAGGGCATACAGATATTAAAGTGACAATGAGGTATGCGCACTTTGCACCGGATCATCTAGCGGAAGCAATGAAACTAAACCCTCTTAACTCAATAATTGACAATTAATAACACGGAGTAAAAATGAGAAACACAATAAAGATTAATGAGATTTTTCACCCTCAACTCCCCAAAACAGCCCTCAACAAAAAAAGCGAATATTATAAGGAGTTTGTGAGCGCAATAAAATTTAGCAAAAAAACAAACTTAAAAATAGATAACGATAAATACAAAGAAGAAATTAGTCAAAGCGAAATTATAAAATTAAAATCCGAACTCACTAAAAGCCTTTCTGGTTATATCGATTCATTTAGTCAAAAACATCCTAATGAAACATTAGAGAAATTCTCTCTTGATTGCGTAAACTTATCTGTATCAATACTTAATTTTATAAATGAAAATTACCCAACCATTCCCGCAAATATTACAATAGGTGAAATTTCTTACTTAAACAAAAAAAGATTCATTACTAAGAGAGAAGATTTCAATAAAAACCCGCTGCTACATCAGGATGAAAAGTTCAAACACCATGCTTGGATAACTCTTGGTAAAAATTACATTTTGGATGCAGCTATTGGAACTGCAATCAATTGCATATTTTCGCAAGAAATAAGTAATATTGGAAATCATCGTCTGTATGGCGGTTTAGTACACGGTATTGAGGGTAGCTTTTTGAGTGAAGGCATTGATAAATCACATAAGATACCAAGAGATTTAGAGTCTTTAAAATACCAGCCAGTAATAGTTGGATTGGAAGCCATACATAAATACGCTCCTAAAAACTCACAATAGCAGAATATTTACATGAGGCACGCTGGCAGAAAGATGCAGTTTAAACTTGATATAGAGCACTCCCATTCTGCCAGAATTCCATACAGGTAAAGATAAAGTAGAGAAAATTAAAAATATAATTCACATCATCTTATAACCTCATTCAAATGGTTAAAATTTCAGAGAGAACAATTAGTTAAGAACCGTTTAGCTAGCTTGTTAACTAAATGGCAGCAAAGTGGCAGCAGAGCTCAACACTATGTGCCACTTTTCATCTCTATTCGGTCTAAAGAAAATATAAAAATCAGTAAGTTACTGATTTTTATATTTTATAAATGGGACTCATAATCGCTTGGTCGCTGGTTCAAACCCAGCAGGGGCCACCAGATTTTATCTTTAAAATCATATAAAAAGCCACTTAAGCTCTAAGTGCTTTTTTTATTACTGCGCCCAACATTCACTTTTTGTCCCCCCACAATCCCCTGACCAGGCAATGGATCGCGGCTCAGACATGCAAAAAGGAATTTACATGGCCCTCATTAAGTACAAAGAATGTAAAAAGCGGTCTCAACACCTGCAGAAACTTACTCGTATTGTCTAAAAACCAAGCAAATTATTGGTGTCAGGGCCTACGATGGAAAGCTATAATCTTTACTTTTGGCCATTCAATGATTTTCACACGCGGAAGGAATGACTGTGGACGTACTTGAAAAAGGTAAATTACTATTATTCGTACTTTTTATTATGCCCGGTTTTATCAGCATGAGAGTTTATCGACTTTTTCATCCTGCCACAGATAACGACACATCAAAAATATTAATCGACGCAGTTTCGTACAGTTGCATTAACTACTCATTTTTACTAATACCCATTTATTTAATCGAAATAAATAAGATTATCGATTCACATCCATTCTGGTATTATATTTTTTATCTCTTAGTTCTAATAATTATTCCCGTTTTTTTACCTATACTCCTGCTGATGATTCGACGAAGCAATCGAATTAGGCAGATACTCCCTCATCCTATGGGACGTGCGTGGGACTATTTTTTCTCAACCAACCAATGTTGCTGGGTTTTGGTAACACTCAAAAATGGGAAAAAATATGGCGGTTTATATAGCTATAACTCTTTTGCATCAAGTAGGCCTGAACCAGAACAACTCTACCTAGAAAAACATTGGGCATTGGATAACGATGGCGACTTTGATCATGAACTAACCGATACATTAGGTATTATCATATTGACTAATGAGATAGAAAGTGTTGAGTTTATTAAGTTGCAAGAACCTACAACCAGCGATAGAGAGACGAAAGATGCCTGAAGAAAAATCAGCCAGCAAACCAGGGTTTGCAAACGACGGTTGGCAACCTGTGAACAAAGGTAATCAACCAACTAGTAGACCAAACCAGCAAAATAACGGATATCAACCTCCAAGCCAAACTCAACAGACACAACAGGTTTCTCCACCTCCTAAGAAGCGCTAATTTAAATGTTAGCCAATTGTTAGTTGAATTATTTCAGTCAATAACGAATCTTACAATACTGCAAAGCCCGCAAACCCACTGGTTGAGCGGGCTTTTTAAGTTATCCCTTACTTACAGGCAGTTCGATACTCACACATCACGTAAATAACCCCTCTTAATTATTAATTAAACCAATTGCCGCTATGTATTAGATTATCTAAATCTGAAAAGCATTGAAATTCTTTTCAATTTTTTCAGTTTTGATTTTCCGCAAAGCCGCCAACAATGACGCGGTCAGGCGATGTGGTTTGGAGAAAAATAAACCTGAAAAATTTTTTTGATGCAAAACCTGCTGGCGGGTGCGGTATAGCGCCTTTTTTGTCAGTGGGGGTTTATTTTTTTAGGGCTGTGGATGCGCTAGCGCAACACTGTGGGCACGATCCAATAGAGTGTAAACATCAATGATTGCACAGGTACGGCGCTCTAAAGGCTTTCTGTGCAGTCTGGTGAAAAGAATAAAAAACCCGCTGCGCTAGTGGTTCTAATTGACTTCCGCCTGAAAACACTAAAAGTGCCACGAGTCTGGACTCCTGCTCCCAACTCATTAAGAGACGGCAAAAACCATAATGGAGGTATTATATTCGACTCAATTATGGGCTCAGACCTGCTGTCTAAGCATGCACAATTAATCGCTGTACAGTTTACGGCATTCGCTGCAGGCGAGGTTGCTCCGCTTTTAGCAATGTTTTTAGCAACCTGCCTTTCTTATGTTTTGCATAAATAGCGTAAAAAGCCCGCCCGACGTAAGCAGGGAACCCCCTCCAGGCATCTAAAAATATAATTATCATCTATGCCATTGAATTAAAAGGCAATAACTATCAAGGGGAAGTGCCTTTTCATTATAATTTATACGGATGTTTATACATCATAAAGTGAAAAAATGAAAAAGCACCAGAGCATAGTGGTGCTTTACGTGTTGTTTAGCGATCATATCATTCGAGAAGCGAACGCAACTCTTCCTGGATATTCTCTGAAAGGTATCCAGGGTGTTTCACCTGTACACGCCCACCTGCGGCAACCTTATCAGCCCACTCTGCCATTTTTTTTGTAAACCCTGAATTCCAACCATTTTGAGCACCATAATTGTGGATATAAACACCGCTAATTGGTTGCCCAAGCTTGTTGATGAATTTAAATAATTCTTTTGCGCAACTTTCATCTACAGGATGCGGCGCGGATGAAGAGGTGTTCATGCTGTCAATGTAATCAAGGGCCTTATCAATGATTGCTGACATTGTATTCTCCTTATCTAACTTATTGCCTCAATCTGAGACTAACAAAAAATCGAATGCAAAAACATTCATCTGCCAGCAAATTGAGACATCAGCGACATTAGCAGGATAATAGTTTGTGACAAGTAAACGAGGCAGATTAAGAGCATGGCCTGACTCTTAACTATGACGCTGGCAAGCCAGGATTCTTGTTACTAATCCTCTACTCATCACATCGCATATCCGACTGATAATGAAATACCGTCCTGCTTAGCTGACTTTCTCCCTGTTGATTAATTTACCGCGATGCTAGTGATTTTTTATAAGTCACATGAGGTCATCCCCATGAAGAAGCGATTTTCCGACGAACAGATCATCAGTATCCTCCGCAAGGCCGAAGCCTAAATCGGGTTTGGGGCACGGGAACTCTGCCATTCGGCCTAAGAGACATAAAATCATTAACTAATTTATTTACCTTATTTAAAGGTGAAGATCATAATAGAGTTACATTGACCAATAAGATAACGAGAAACGAAGTTACTAAAGTAGATGTAGCTAAAAATTAATTTTTGAGGTGAATTTTTTAATTACAACAAGAAAAAATCGCATTAGAAAATTATATCATTGCGCTATATTTAAAATGGTAGATGTAAATTTACTAGATTTAGCATTAAAGCCACCTAATAAATTTTAAATACTCATAAGTAACCATACTGAACCAAGCAACAACAAATCCCATTGGATAAAACGTAAAAAATCGCACATTAGAATAAACACCAACAGAAATCACAATAAATTTCTTGAGATAAAAACTGCAGCAACCACATAATAAATGCTTATCTAATTATAGTTTCATATAAATTCTCAGCTATTTTATCAACAAGTTAATAAATTATTTTCACGGTGTTTACAATACCGCATTTTCGTTTTTTATTTTCTTGAATATTGCGCACATAAAAAACTAACATCTTAATCACAAACTCACCCCTCCGGCTCAATCCCCCTTGCCTTTAACGCCTCTCTCGCCAGGTTCTTCAGCCAGCTTGCCAGACTAATTCCTTCTTCAGTTGCAACCGCATCGAGCTGTTTTTTTAAGGCGGGATCAATGCGCATTTGAAATTGTGGGGACTTGCCTCCACCTTTTGGTTTTTTTTCACGCATTATAATTGACATGTATTGACCTATTCCCTCATTTTAATCCTTTAAAAGACCACACTAACATGAGGCCTTTTATGAGAGCAACGCCCCGGCAGTGATGCAACACATACCGGAGCGTCTGACCACAACGTTCACTCTTTAGGAAACAACGCTATGGCTAACACCGATAGTAACACAACTGCCCATCATCAAATCGTGGACATTCAGCCAGTTATCGAATCTGCGATCTCAACCCTTTTGAAAACACCGCTCGGCACGACGCACGATCTCTTTCAGGTGCTGGAGGCATGTAGCCACTATGTCGATGCCCTGGTGGAATGTCACGATATCACCGCTCGTATGGCACTATGCGGCCGTCTGCTCGCTGCACTGGAAGTCTTGAAAGTTCTGTTAGACAAGCCACTGCCAGAACACCTGATTAAACGCCTCACGCTGGAGAAAGGTAATGACAAAGCCTGTCGCAGCGGTTGTTCGATAGATTCGGAAGAGATGCGGCAATATTGCAGCGCATTGACGTTAGTGTTGCTGAATCAGCCGGCTTCTACAGACTTGCAGAAACACATCACCGGCTTGTTATTCCAGATGATTAACATCATGACTGATGACTTAACCGCGCCGCGTTTTGTGCAAACAGCGTCGGGGCTGGTGATGATCGATAGCAAACTTACAGATAGCGTTCATTAATTTCGGCCCTTTCCCTTCTTCCCTTTGGAAGAAGGGAATTCGCATACCGAATTCAAATCCCAGCGCGGACTTACTCTTAGTACCAAAATACTTTATCACCCCTGCGTTTTCTTCTGCCGAAAATCGCCACGCTTTTTCTCTCTTCACCGGAAGCCTGTTTTGCCTGACTCATATCAGTGAAATCTTTTTATTCCGTACAGTAATTGCCAGTGTCCCCAAGTGCCCCGGCCCTCACCACCGTACAGTTATTAACAGCACTCCCAGAGGCCGCTGTCGCGCCCTTGAACGTCAACGGCTCGCTGGCCTTCAGCCTGATCTCCCAGCGATCCCATCCAGGCCGCAGCCATAAAAAAACCCGCTTTCGCGGGTTGGGCTTACAGCAACTGCGGTGACGGGTTATTGCTGCCTTTCGCCATCACCGGCACGGTATTAATCTGCGCCGGTTCGACGATAATCCCGGATACGCTCTCCAGGGTTTTAAAGGTACAACTGCAGTTAATGTTCTGGCACTGGTGATAACGTTCTTTCGTCTCTTTCGAAACGTAACGGCTGCTTTTCGTATGGGCGGCGGTCTGACATTTTGGGCAATGCATCATAGTTGTTCTCCTCTCTGGCATACAGTCACATTAGCCAAAGACTAAACAAAAAGCAACATTAATTAGACTTAATCTAAACCGCTTGATTTTCTACTAAGATGTAGTCCACGTTTTCGATCATAAGCTCCAGGTTCAACTGGGTGGTAAAGCCACTTTTATCGAGGGTATGCACGATATTGGTAATCAGCCATTTTTGATTATCGATGACCGATTTAAAACCTTGAGCTTTGACCGGCGTTTCAGGAATCAACTCCGCAGCACCCTGCGCCAGTAGGATCTTCAGCGTAGCCCGGTTTCGTTGCAGTTCCTGCCACTTTGCCTTAGCCGCCTCCTCTGCTTCCTCCTGGCTACTGAAGTGCGTATTCAGTACATACAGCTTCTTATTGCTGCCAAAAACATAGGTTTTTCCCGGGTCTTGTTGCCCGATTGTGGGGATGTTTTTGGCCGCGGGATGGACAGGGTTCACCGCCGGTGTTGCTGGCGGTATCGTGTTGACGGTTACCCCTTTCTGCTGCGCCTTTTTCTGATCGTACCATTTTGCTTCTACGCCACTGTAATCGTCGCGCTTAAACAATTTGTACTCATACTTATCGCCATCCTGTCGGTTCAGATTCAGGAGTGAAATCGGCTTTCCGCTCACGGTCACGCCCTGCCCGGGGGCAAAGAACTGCAGCATTTCTTTTTTAATTGTCGCCACCGCACCAACCAGCATAGCCAGACGAGTAATAAATGTGCCGTCCGTTTCCTGCGTTTGATCGAGATGCTTAATCTTTTTCTTAGCTATCTCCTGCGAAACTTTCCACTTGAGGTTGTTACGTTTCGCGATTTTTTCCACGGCCTCGCCAACCGTCATGTCTGGATATGAATCAGTGATTTTAACATCGAGCGAACCGCTAAAATCGGCGCTTCGGGCGACCACCGTTATCGTGTCCGGCGCGCCCTGGTAGGTGACCTCATCAATGAGGTAGATGCCTTTATTTGCAAGCGGCTGTCCTTTCCAGCCAATCTCCAGGGCGATTTTTGCGCCAAAAGGCGGCATGACCAACTGGCCGTCGCTGTCGTCCAGCGTCAGCTCCAGTTGATCGGCCTGCAAGCCACGGTTATCCGTTAACTTCAGAGAAATCAGCCGTGGGCGAATATCTTCCGTTTTATCCTTCGTCTCAATTTTGATATTGAAGTCCGGCGTAGGCGCAACGCGCAGGGGCACCGGAATCGGGGCGATATCGCTCATCTCAGCGCCCTCCGCTCAGCGCAGAGGTAACGCTGTTGATGACAGAACCCACCCGTTGCGCTGCGTCACTGGCCCGGTTTTGCAGTTCTTCCGCCTGCCTTTTTAAGTCGCCAAACATGCTGGTCAGCGAATCGTCAACCCGCAACAGGTTGAGGGTAAAGCCTATCTTGCGCGCGCTGCCGTCGCTGTAAAATTCCGTATGCGTGGCCGAGAAATCTGTGACGACAAACATGCCGTAAATAATGCCATTGCCGCCAATTAGCGGCCACGCCAGGCCTTCATCGGCCATCGCCTTCAGTGCCAGCAGCGTGACATTGCCGCCGGTGATTTCAGGCCGGAGCTCGCCAGACAGGGTGATTTTATCGTCACCGGCACCCAAAAACTGGGTCGACTCACGTCGCCCCACGCGACTGTTTTTCGCCCAGCGATAACCCACGTCATGCTTCAGATTGTCGAAGGGAAGGGTTTGCCGTACAAACGGCATCATGCCTAATATCATCATCATGGTGAATTAATCCCGGCTAAACATGGAGTTATAGCTGCTATCAGCCGTGGACCACGGCGATGCCGTGGAATACTGTGCAACGGCCTGTCCGATCGCCTGGGGGTCGCCTGTCGCATAGATGTTGTTGGTTACGGTGTGCTGACGGTTATCCACGTTTGAATTGTTAACCGAAGGCAAAGGCTGATTGAGCGTGCTGTTAAGGCTGGCGCGCGATGCGGCCGGACGGGCATCCGCGTTATCCTCATCCTCGTCATCCTGATCGCGCATTTTGGGCGGTGGCAGCTTGTCTTTCACCTTGTCAGATTTCTCATCGATGATGCCAAGTTTGCCCAGAACCCAGTCAATGCCGCCCCGCAGTTGGTTAAGGGCTTCACCAGGCAATTTCAGTGCTGTCGCCAGCATGTTGCCGAAGCGCTGTCCCATCTCCCCTGCTGAAGCCAGTTCCTGCTGAGAAAACTTCACGGGTTCCAGCAGCTTCGAGAACCAGGCGCCCAGCTCGGACACTTTGTTACTGAACCAGTCAAATACCGGCTTCAGCGGCGCGAACGCGTCGCTTATCGGCCCCATCGCCGCGCTGAAACCTTCAGCAACGCCGCTGATAAAAGCGCTAATCGGTTCCCAGTACTGGTAAACCAACATAGCGCCCGCCGCGATAGCCGCGCCAAGCAAGACCACCGGTAGCGTAATCGCCCCCAGCGTGGCCGTAATCGCGCCACCGATGATGGCAAACGCGCTGCCCAGCAGCTCCACACCCGCCATGATAGTGCTCAGCCCGCTAATGACAGGCCAGGCAATGTTTCCCACGCTGGCCAGTGAATCCACCAACGTCAGCCCACCGGCCGCCAGCGTCAGCAGGCTGTCCGAGAGCTGGGGATTGATATTCATGACGCCGGTCAGGACGGACTGTACGGACAAGCCATCCTGGCTGATGGCCTGCAGGCTGGTATCAACCGACGCGTCTGCGGCTGGCGGCTGGGCAGCGGGCGCCTGAGACAGCTGATCCAGTCGGCCACTGGCTGCGCCCTTCATCAGCACTGCGGCAGGGGCGGCACCCTGTTCACCAAAAATCGCCTGCAGATAAGCGGCTTGTTGGGCTGCGTCGAGTTTGTTTTTCTCAAACGCCGCCTGTACCTGACCGAGCACCGCGAAAATGGGCTGGTTGTTGCCCTGTTCGTCAGCAGTTTGCACATTCAACGCTTTCAGAGCGCTGTCTGCGCTGGCGTCCGGTGCCTGAACATGTGTCAACATGGCGCTGACGCCAGCACCGGCCTGGCTGCCCGTCATGCCGTTTTCTGCCAGCACGCCCATCATGGCCGCGGTCTGACCGACGCTTACACCAGCGTCCTTCGCGGCTGGCCCTACGGCGACCATCGCCGTCTTAAGCGCGGTAAAATCGGTGGTTTTATTGGCAAAGGTCGATGAGAGCACGTCGCCTAACTGACCAGCCTGGTCATCTGCAATGCCGAACGCGTTTTTAATATTGAGCAACAAAGACGCGCTTTCTTGCATGCTACGTTGCGTCGCGTTTGCAAGGTTAGCTACTGCCGGTGCTGCAGCTTTTGCCTCACCCGATGAGCCACCCGATTGCGTAATCGCCGCGCGGGCTTGCACAATCTCATTTGCAGGTGACAGGTAATCAATGACTTTTCGGCCCTTCTCAACAAAGTCTTTGGCCTTCGAACTGGCACTTTGCACGTTATCTGCCAGCGCCATGCCGGCACGGTAGCGATCGCGTATGCGGTTGAGCTTGTCCTGACGTTGATTCAGCCGATCCATGGACTCACCCTGCGCATTGAGGGTGGATGTCGTCTGCTCGGCTTGTTGATTCAGCTTCCGGCGCTCACTGCTCAACCGGCGCGTGGAAATCCCGGCGTCATTCAGCGCCTGGCGTTGCTCCTGTACCGACTGACGCAACTGGATGTTTTTTTGCTGCAGCGCGTTAGCCGACTGACGCAGCTTATCCAGCGCCTGCGTTTGTTCCGCGGTGGGGTTTTGGGTGTTTTTAAGTTGAATGGCGAGTGCTGCCGCTTCTGCCCGGGTATTTTTGAGATTTTGTTGGGTCAGCGTCAGTTCTTTGCGCGTCGCACGGAACCCTTCAATCTGCGCGGATTTAGCGTTGAGCGCATCCAGGCGGTCCTGCGTTTCCTGGATATCCGCAGACAGTTTTTCTGTTTCTTTACGCACGGCACTGAACGGGCGCGTCGCCCGATCAACCGCTTCCAGCAGCACTTGCAGCTTGAGCGTGTTACTCATCTGAGGTTACTCCACTGCGGATCATCACTCTATGCCGCCAGTCGAGTAACTCTTCCAGCGACATGGGATACATTTCTGAGGGGGGCCAGTGAAAAACGCTGGCAATATCGGCCATCAGATCATTGACCGTCATATCGCGGGGCCAGCTTACGTGGCCGATTTCGCTGACAAAAAACCAATCACCTTGCCGCCCAGGGCAATCAGGTCAACCGGGTCCAGCGCATTGCATTCCGCTTTGGTCAGCGAAGGCATCGTGATGCGGGGCAGCACCATCAACAGCGCATCCACATCGGACGAGGCC